AACCGTTATCGTGTTGGTCGTGTCAGGGTTCAGGTAAAGCATCTGCTTGTAAATGTGCGATGCCCCCGAATTTCACAATTTGCGCCCAATCTGCCTGTATAGTTCGGCCCGCTTCTTGGCGGTTTCGGCCACGTTGAACTGCTTCTTGATGTCCCTCGTGAGGTTGTCAGCCAAGCCCTTGCGAAGGTCGGGGTCAAGGATTAGTTGTTTGATATACTTGTACCAGTCCTTGGGTTTGTTGTAAGGTACGAGAAATCCGTTCTCTCCGTGCCGAATTACGTCGGTGTAGGGGATGGTTTCGCTTGCTATGATCGCCTTGTTCATCCACCCTGCCTCAACCACCTTCAACTCGGATTTCAGTTTGTTGAACTTGGTATCTCGCAAAGGTGCAAGGGTAACGTTCACGAAGTTGTAGCCACCGACGTAGGAGTAAATATCCGCTGCTTGGATTCGGCCGTAGTTCGAATTATTCCCTTGGTCGCTGATGATCTTCTCGTAGCCCTCATAAACAGGATTATTGTCGTTCCACCCTCCGAGGTAGAGCCTGTACTTGCCGTCAAGGTTTGCATCCCATCGTAGTTTCTGCATCCCCTCACGGAGCAGTTCCATGTCCTCGCCATGCTGCGCACCACCGAACCATCCGAACTTGACGAGGTGTTTGTCGGGTTCTTCTTCGGGGTTGGGAATGAACTGCTGATAGGCTTCGTAGGGTTCGTTTTGTAGAATGCTCACATTCGCATTTAGAGGCCGTATGCGAGCAGCAAGGTGCTCGGTGGTACAGGTAACCCAATCGGCTAATTTGATGTGCTTACGGATGACCTCTGCGAGTTTGGTTTGGTGATAGTGGCGGTACATGATGTGTCCGCTCTCAAGGACCCAGTAGTCGTCCAAGTCAAGGATGACTTTCGCTCCGTATTGGGTCAGGGCTTTGTAAACATTTTCGACTTGCTCCATGGTTCCTTGGCACCACAAACGGCTGAACAGGAACAGGTCAATCGAACGAAGCCCCTCGTCGCTAATCGTGGTGATGTTCTCCACGCACACATAGTCAAACTCCGGGTAGTTGTCGCCCAAGTATGCGTTCGGCATTTCGAGGCGGTAATAACTGCACCCGGTTGGATGAGCGTTGTAAACGATGCAAATCTTCATGGGGTAAAAATAAGAAGGGCAGCCATTGCTGACTGCCCCTCTCAAACCTCAGATGATGAAAACCTAAGTCAAAGATACTACGAGCCGAGTATCTGCGCAGTCGATGGTGTAAAGACTGTTGACTCGATTAGGAACATCGGGTCAGGCTCCATCCCGGAAAGCGTTATTTCGTAGCCGTTTCGGTCGCCAAAGGCAGTACCACTTCCAGCGGTTCCAGCAGTTGCCTCAAGGCCATTTATAGCACCCAGCAACCAGTAACGACTGTTGTTGTCTTGAACGATGACGATGACTTTACTACGAGCGAGCAAACGGAGTTGATTGCGTACTGCGACTTGCATTTTGTTGATGGTGAAGGTTACTTCGGGGGTGTAGAAGATTGTGCCATTCTCCATGCTTGCGTTCAAAGTTTCGGTCATGGATGACGTGGCTTTGGTCAAGTCGTATTCAAAAAAACCGCTTGCATTGTATCCGGTGAACCCCGTAACCGCACCTGAAAGGTTAGCGTTGCAGGACCCGGTAGAAATCCAGTTTTGGACGTAAATTGTTTTGATTCCACCTACGGAATCACGGCAGCCAAGGGCGTAGCCAGTTGTTAAGGAGCAGGACATATGTGTGTTTTGGTTTTAAGTTTCAAGAGAACAAAAAAGTGAGGGGAGGTTTCCCTCCCCCCTACACATTAGGTCAAGCGGAAGTCTACAACCAAGTCTGGATACGCTAGTTGCACGCCTGCTTTGAAAGCTGCGATACTCCGTACTTCGTCTAGGTCCCTTGAATAAAAGATGGAAAACTGCTCCTCGTCGCTCAAAAGGTCCGTCCCGTAGAAGAAATTACCGAGGTAAGATGCAACGATGCGGTTGGTGTTGGTCAAGCCGGGAACCGCAATTACACGGACGTTTGTGCCGGGATAGATGATGTCCCCGTCAGCAAGACCAGCCAAGTCAACTTGGTTGTACATGACACCTGTGGAGGCTTTGAAAGCACCAATCAAGGTACGGAAGTTGTTCCAACCGCAGAAGATTACGAGGTCAGTCTTGGTCAAGATGGCCTGTGGGATTTGGTTGTAGATTCCGTCAAAGATGGCAATCACGTTGCTTGTAGTGATACCAACGGAGGCCGATACCGCTCCTGTGTTACCGCTAATCGTAGAACCCGAAGCAGCGTTCAAAAGTTGGTTGACACCGCTGAAATAAGCGTTACCCTGCCAAATAGCGTTTTCCAACGCCTCGGCAATACGGAGAGCCTTCTGCTCGGCAAACGCCTGCTCGAAAGGAACGCCATCGTACATTGAACCTTGGGTCAACTGGGTCTGCATCCAGTACTGCTCCAAGGAGCGAGGACACAAAGTTTCCATGACCTTCATACGGCCAACGGTGATATTTCGCTGACTGAATGTGGTTGTTCCTGAACTTGTGAAACCGCAAGTATCACCGCCTTGAATCAAGGCATCGGTGTCCATGAGGTTGAGGGCAGCAGCGAACTTGATGCCCACCTGCTTGGTGAAGAGGGCTGCTGAACGAGCGGAGAATACCGCTTTGGTGATGAGAGGAAGCCTCTCTTGGTCGGTGTAGGTGGCTAGATTGCCAAAATTGTAAGCCATTTTATTGGGGGTTTAGGGGTTTAGTTTTTTTTGAGTGATTGGAGTGCTTGTGCGAGAGCGTTGAAGTTCTGCGAGGCTTGAGCCTTACGCTGCTCAACGATTGCGGAACCGCTGGCCTTGGGGGCTTCGGCTGGGAGTTCGGAAACTTTCTCGACGATATCGGCCATGGTTTCAACTTGGCTTGCGAATGAAGACATTTTCTCTTTCATCTTTCCCATCTCGGCATAGGCTGCCTTGAGTTCTTCCATGATGGCTCCAAGATGCTTGGCAACGATGGCCTCCACAACTTCGGGGGTCATGGCAGGATAGGCTTCCTTGATTTCTTCGGTAACCTCAACGGCCACTTCGGGAGTGATTTCAGCAGCAACGGGCAACGGCTCGATGACCGGGGTTGCGACTTCGGCAGCGATGACCTCAACGATTTTGCCTCCTTCGGTCTTGATCGTGCCAACGCCTTCGACAACATGCTCGCCATCGGGTGCAGGGAGTGTGCCATCTTCGGCAACGACGTAAACGGCAGTCCCGGCAACGAGGTCCCCGTCAACACGGACAACCGTGCCATCGGTCAACTTGTAGTCAGCGAAGGACTGCTTTTGGGTGCTGAATTTGCGGAGTTCAGTCCGCAGGGATTCGATTGCGTTTTTGAGATTCATAGTTAGTGGGATTTGTAGGTGGGGGTTAATTGTTGCAAAAAAGCGGTTAATTCGTCAGCGAGGCCAGCGAGTGCGACCTCCAGTTCGGATTCGGTCTTGTCCATCCCGAAGAGGCCCTCAACGGAGAAACCCCGGAAAAGGTTGCGGTTCTCCCAAACTTCGTCGTTCTCGACCTTGAAGGAACCGAACCAAGAGCCGTCGGGTGTGTCCTCGTATCCTTTCGGTGGCATGATGCCACGCTCGGAGTCGGTGATGTAGGACTCGAACATGAACACGCCATCCAGTTCTGCGTTGTGGTAAGCGTTGACGTTGTGCTGGTTGCCTTGCTTGAAATACTTTTGGACTATCTTGCGGATGGTGGCTTTGTCAAAGACGACGTAGTATTCCCCGTAGGTTTCGTCCTTGCGAAAGATGGGAGTGTCTGCAAGCATGAGAGGCCCGGTCAGGACCCTGCGTTCGCCTGTTTCGGTGAACTTCTGCTTGGCTTGGCTGAAGGCTTGGAATGGCCGTTCGATGGCCGGCATATCGGTCAGGGCCACGAATTGGACCCCTTCATCCACCTCGTCCACGGTCATCCTGTAAATGGGTAGTTCCATAGTTGGAAATGTGGTTAGGCTCCAAGAGTTGCAAATTCCTCCAACCTCCGAACCCTCCGAGTGCTTTGGGTGATGTCCCTCTCGACCACATAGGCTCGCATAGGCGATGAGCCTTGGCCTTGGCCCATTGCAG